CGCATACCACGTTAAAAAGTCCTTTGCATAGATTCTGCGCTGAACCGATGAACACATACAATACGTTACTTTACGCTCCGAGTATTTATTGTATACGTCTCTTACCCTTACAATGGTCACTTTGTTAACCTTGCCAGCATTAAACTCGTCGTATAACGTCTCGAATAGGCTTATCTCCTGCGCATCCATCCTTCGTGAAGTAGTTGAAGACCAAAAACAATAAACGAAGAGACAACCGCCTTTTCAAACGACCAAGTAATGGCTAACGCTGACCAAAACGTGCAACACTGCCAACACTCCAACGAGCCGAAGACGTACTCAATAAGGTCGTTAGGCTTAAACTTACTATACAACCAATCTGCAAAGTACTTGAAAGGCTCAAACTCCTGAATAAACCACCCCAGTGCAATTAAAAAAACGTATTCCATAATGATTAGATTTTAGTCAAAGATACAATTATTTATTAACCAACAAAAAAACCCTGACTTATTCCTCAGGGTTCAAACGCTCAAATGGCGGTAGTTGGCAAATGTAACGGCAAATGTCAGTTATCTTCCGTCTTTTGGTCCGATAGTCTCGGTGCTGTTTATCAATCTTCTTTCGTCTCATCTCGTTAAAGGTTAAGTCCTATTTTTTGCCACATATCTTTAATCGTTTTGTAATCTAAAGTACGCCAAAAGTATATCTTATTTGCTAGTTTTGGCTAAGTATGTCTTGAGCCTCGTAGCGTGAGTCAATTAATGCGTGGGCTATTCGTTCAACCGTAGTGGTATTTAAGCCGCCTTCGTTGTTTAGTAGTTTCTTGACTTGGGAACTTTGAACCTTTGACCGTCTACAAAACGACCTCATACTTTCAGTCTCCAAGCGCGACCCAATAGCCTCCCGAAGAAAGCCATTGAGCGCGGTGAGTTCTGCTATTCTCAAAACGGTAAGCCTGAAGAGTTAGCAATTTTCTCGCTGGTGTTCTGCGGTTCGGGTTTGAACGGCTCGGAAAGTTTAAGAGACAAAAATTGTCCGTTGTCCGTCTTTTTAATCCACCCTGCCAATTCAAATTCTTGGTCACCTACCTTAATCTTACCTTTGTAATCAGGATGATTTTCCGCCTTTTTGTTGTTAGGGAAAAGCGTTCCCGTGTTTGCTTTGTGTTCGTAACTCATATTTATTTGTTTTTATAGATTTCAAATTGCCAAATAATCCACGCTATTCTGATTGCTTTGTCATCAAAGTCAATAGATGCCATTGGTGTAAAGCATATAACTCCCCACCAATTCCAAGTATTGTAAAATTCTACTTTCATTTGTTTTGGTTTTTGATTTGCTCTTTTAATCGTTCTAAGTATAGACAAAGGTCCATTGCCTCCTCTTGCGCGTGTTGTAACCAATCCAAGGTCTCTAAGTCGGTTCTTTCTAGGTTTGTTCCGTATTTCTCAAGTCCTCTTTCGCTGCGGTCTGCTATTTGGTTTAGGACTTGTATAACTATTCTGTCTGTTTTCATTGGTTTATGTTTTTAAAGGTTTTGTTAAAATATCCATTACCCGTTTTTCTTTGACAAATTGGTGCTTTACATTCCGTTGATTTTTTACCATTTTCCCAAGCATTAACTATTTGCTCTTTTTCCATTTTTGTAGCCATTTCAATCAATTTTTTAGGAATACCATACGGGAAGTAATCACCAGTTAATAATTCTTCAATCAACCACTCTACTGTTGTTTTCATTGTTCTTTGTTTTTAAAGGTTTCATTGTAATATTGTAATGCTTGTTCAGACGCAGAACCATCTAAAGAATAAATTAACCCAGTGAGATAAGCGTGAACTATCTGTAACTTTTCCATCTCAACTGCTACTTTAAGTAATTCACTTGGGATAGTAAACCCTTCTTTTTTGACTAATTGTTCAGTCAACCATTGTACTGATGTTTGCTCTTTCATATTTCTTCTGATTTAAATTGTTAATACAAATGGCAAAAAGGCTAATAAAAAGCCAACTACAAAAAATATAATCATTGATTTAGGGGATGAGTCTTCTTCAATTCCTCCATATTTACTTTGTTTTTTCATTACTCTTCTGATTTATATTTCATTAACTTATCTAATTCCGAATCAAGATATCCACTTTGATACTTATCTATCAATTGTTGTTGCTCCATTTCTTTGGATTGCTTAAAAATTTTCTCTTCCATCTCTTGATGTACTCTTGTACCTTTTTCAAGTATTTCATTGTTCATTTGTAGTTGTGTGTACAACCATTCTACTGCTGTCTTCATAAGTTGTCTTTAAAATTACTTTTTGTTCGTGTTTTGTGCGTTATAATGCACTTTTGGTTTATAATTTATCTATTAAGTCGTTGTAGTATTCTTTCGCGTGTAACAGCTTTTCTTTCACTTGTTCGATGTTAGATTCGTTTAACTCTATTTGAAACGCTCTAACGCGCTTATTTTCGCTTATGTGGCTAAATTCGTGTTTCGCTCGAACTTCGTTTTCAGTTTCTTCCGTGACATCAATCTCGAATTTCTTCCACGAGGTGCGTCTAATCTCATCCTGCACGATGTCTTCGGGAGTGTCGACTAAGCAATACACTACACGGGCTTTGCTTCGTCCAGTGAGCCAACAGTAACCGATCATTTGCCAAAAATAGTCCTTGTTAGGAAGTTTATCCTCAAACCAAGGGAAGGTGGTTCCGTCCCAAGAACATTTGATATCGATTATTTCGTCTTCAAGTATTAAGTCAGGTGTACCCTTTACAAATTCATTCTCAAAGTATTCCGTGTTTTTGAGGGCAAAAGGTAAATTTAAAACCCTTGACGCTAACTCAATAGCTATATCTTCTTGTTGTGTGCCTTTATCCGTATAACGGCTTGAGAATTCCTTTTTAAATCCGAAAACATCTTCTTTAACTAATTCTTCAATATATGTTTTAGCGGTTTGAGACAAGACCTCCCCTTTAGATTTAGGGGAAGTCATAATCTTACCTAACGAGCTGCAGCGAATTTTCATAACTTTTCTATTTCTTGTTTTACTTCTTGCCAATAGTCATTTGCTTCATATCTGTAAACACCAGCATATTCAATTAAATTATCATTTAATGCTTCAAGTATTTCATCAACTACTTTTAAAGCACATATTTTTGCTTTGTCATTGTCTGCGATTACATCTCTAATAAATGAGAAATGTAAATGAAATGCTTTTTGTTTTGGTGTCATAGCAATAAAAGGGCTTTAGTTTGTAAGTCTGTTAATTGGTAACCTGACAACGCTTGTTTGAATTGGTCGGGTGTCATTTCCTTATTGGCTATCTTAGTTAATCCGTTTTCAAAACGTTCTTGGCTTATTGTTGGCTTCGTGTTTTTGACTGTTGCGCTGATTTCGTTACCATCATCATCCACTGCCTGAAGGCTCATAAGCGATTGTAAAGACGCTCTGCGGTAGTAGGTCGTAGCACCAATTAATTTTTGTGGGTCAAGTACGTCAGGAAGGCGAAGAGACGAGCTAACTGAATCTCCGTTGTCAATGTCAATAATCATTGTGTTAACATATCCGTCAATAATTGGCTGTAAAAGCAATAACCCGTGTTCAAGTAGGATAGGCTCAACCGTCTCAAGTATTGCGTTAATGTCAGCATAGGACTTTTTGAAATGGGGGTTGTTCGCGTTTTTCACTACCTTACCAATTTTCTGTTTTGCAGCGTGTAGCTTCGGGTAAAGACCCGCTACTTTTACCACTTCTTCAATGGTTTGTTCTGTTTTTTTCATCGTGTTAGAGTTTAAAATGAGCGTTACCGAGTCGCTCCCCTCGTTTTATTTATTAATTGAATTCTTTTTTGCAAAGTACTGTATAACTACCTTTTTCATTTTTTTGTCTTTTTAATACATAGTAAAGATTTGTATTTGATTTGTCTTGATACCACCATAGGTCTCCAACTTCCATATTAAAATGCATTGCAGTTTCAACCATTAATGAATCCATTACATAATTTCTTACTTCTTGTTGTTTTTTGCTGATTGTTTTCATCTGTTTTGTTTTTTCGTTCACCGTTATCGGTCTTCAAATATACGACTTATTTTTAATACGCAACATCTTTTATCTTTTTTTTATAAATTTTAATTAATTCCTTGAGTTCATCCTTATCCCATTTCCTTGTTTCGTGAGCAATAGCCTCAATTTCAGCGTATTTTTCAAAGCCTATTTTCTTTATTAAGGCTTCGCGGTATGGTATCAAATTTCCGTGTTTGTGTTGGTTGCAGCTAACACATTGAGCGTGTACGTTGTTCGGGTGGAATCTTACCGCAGAATGTCCACCTGCGCTCCAAAAGTGTCCAGCGTCGTATTTTGCGCCTAACTGTCCACCGCAAGAAATGCAAGGTTGGTTTTTGTCGCGTAGCCTTACCCACTTATTAAACACTTGCTGCGCTATCTTTATATAGTCGGACGTGGTTAAAAGGTCTTCCTTTTGCTTTTTGACCTTTTCTTTTTTGATTTTGGCGAGGTTCTTTAACGCTTGTTCCGTCTTTTTGCAAACATAACAGTGCTTGTCTAAAGTCGAAAATGGTGTAAAAGATTCACCGCATTTTTTACATGACTTCATAACAGTATCTTTAAGTCGTTTACTTGCTTTTTCAGTTCTAAATTCTCCGTGTGAAGTGCGTAGAGTTTCGTAATTACTTGCTTGTGGTCTTCGCAAACACGGTAAAAGGTTAACATAGCTTCTTTCAGTTCGATTTGTCGCTCTTCCATTGGCTTAATCAGGTCCACTCGGTGCGTGTGTTTCGTCTTTAGGTCGTCAATGCTCATGCTCAACGCTCGGTCAAGAGTGCGCAGGTTTATTTGGGCGGTTAGAATGTCAAGTTCTTTCATGTTAAAAAGGTAAGTCGTTAATGTATTCTTTTTTTGGTTCTTGTTTCTGTCGCTTAATCGGGTCTACTCCATTGAAAAGAAACCCTAAGCCGTGATTGTAATAAAATTGTAGCGGTTTGTTGCTCATCGTTTGCGCCCCTCCCGTGTCTTTGTCCTTAATTTTGTCAATGTCAATAAGCGTGAAGAACTGCATTGACTCTAATTTAGTGAGTCGGTGAACATTTACCCAGTCGTCGCACATATTTGCGAAGAGTTTACCACCTTCAGCCATTGATTTGTTAGGTACCATCGGTTGCCCTTCCCATTCGTGACCTATTGGGTACTCCATGCTTTTACGTCCTGATGCTGTTACGGGGTGCATTGACAAATAAGCCGTCTTTTTGTTGATTTTACACCAACGTTTTAAGCTACGAATAAATTTAATGTTGTTCTCGTAGTTCATGTCGTGGTCAAGTTGGTTAAATGGGTCAATGAAATATCCATCTGCTGGTATTTGTTCAAATTGTTTCAACAAATTTTCGGGGGTGTATTGCAGTTTATTGTTCACGAAGAAAAAATAATCTTCCAAGTAGTCACTATGTGCGTCAATTTCTGCGTGTGTCAACTTTTTAAATGGAACACCTGAATACATTTGTATTAAATCTCGTAGAACTTGACCTTTCGAGTTTTCGTCCATCCATATTCCCCACTTTAAACCGTGGTTTGTCGTCAGTGCCAACATATACCAAGTCATGAAGTACGTTTTTCCGACGTTGTCCGCTCCTAAAATTCCAACATACTGCCCGTATTTAAATCTAAGTGATTCGTCAAAGTCGCAGTTTATACCGAGTCCTTGCGCTATCTTCCCGTCTCGGTAATCGTGAAGATATTGGTTTGCGCTTCCTTTACTCAAGACCATACATCTGTCTTTGTCGTTTCATTTCTATTACTAATGGGTCAATTGGTTGTGTAATCATTTTTGGTAAGTATGGTAAAGTATTGTTTAAAGTACTCTTCCAGTTTTTTATTGGTCGTGTTTTACCTCCAACGTTTACTATCCAATTACTTTCAACCCACGACGAGTATTTAAGTCGTAACGCTTCGGTGTCAACCTCAGGAAGTTGTTGAATACCATAAGCCACAAACTCGTCAAGAGTTGGTATAAGGTTATTGTTATTGTTATTGTTATTGTTATTGTTATTAGCTTCACTTTCGCTTCGTTCTTGCTTCGGTTTTGCTTCCGTTTCGCTTACGTTTTGCTTCGGTTTTGCTTCCGTTTCGCTTACGTTTTGCTTTTGTTTTGGTTTACTTCCGTTTAAGAATCGCTTTAAGTTTGCTTCGATTTGAGGCTTAATAAGCAACCAAAGTGTTTTACTTAATCCCTCCAGTTCAACCTCCTTTTGATTAAAACCCATTTCAAAAATAGCATTCCAAACGTCTGCTTGTACTTCCTTTTCACAACCTTTCAGGGACTCAAAAAATGACCGATATACAATCATTGTTTCCCTACCTTTTTCTTTACTCATTTTCTAAAATTTAGTCAACAAAAAAACCCTATCCACTTTCACGGCTCTCACCTCGCTACTTGTAAATAGGGTTGTTAAAAACATCCTAAGTTCTATAATGTGAGAGCGAACCTTCTACAATATTAAGTACTATTTAATTCATTTGGTTAATTATTTTTTACGGGGTTTTCAACAATGCTTTTTAATAATTAAATCAACTGCATCTTTAAACAAAATATTACGTTCTTCCCATTTATTATTTGTGTTTGAATAAAAACTAAGTACCTTTGAATTTTCAATTTCAATTTGATTGTTTTCAACTACACCTTGAACATACAAAAAATAAACTGGTATTGTGTCTCGACTTATATACCTGCATAAATTTTGAGCTAGTATTTTCTGTCCACTTGGTAAGCCGTTAATTTTTTCACTTCGTTTAACTTCGGCAAAAATTAAAACTTTGTTGCTTATTTCTAAAACCCAATCTAAATCGGTGGGAGTACATTTTCCAAAATTTCTACCTTTAAAATTTACAACATAAGAATCTTTCCTATTAAAATTCCATTCGCCTTTTGTTGTTTTAGAATTGTCCTTGTTCAGCTCCATAGTGGTCCCAATTTTCTCTATTTTGTCTACTAAAATAATCCAACTTATTACCTATACACATACGTTCTGCCATTTCATAAAATGCTTCAGGCTTTCTTGAGTGTTCTCTTCTCGGTTCTGTGATGATATCACGTTCACTACTTCCGTTTATTATTGGATTTCCTTTAACTGCAATTAAACAAAATTCAACCTGCATTCTAACTGTTCTTCCTAGTCCCATTTTAACTTTATCCCATACCAAAGTAGCCTTATATTTAAAACCCCATTCGTCAACTAAATCAAAACTGTCTTTTAAAAACGCATGCGTAGTCCATAAAAATAAAACACAATCGTCTGCGGCTGGTAATTCAATTTTTTTAATTTGTTCAACTGTCATTGTAGGGTAATCAACTGCACCTCTATTGCTTTCTGAGTCATAATCAGCACTAGAAAAACCTCCCTTTTCTTCATAAGCCCAAGGTGGGTCTATTCCTATAACGTGGTATTTTTTGTTTGGAGTTACTAAGTTTTCAGATTCTATTTTAGCTTTTACTTCTTCTATTTTTTTATCTCTTTCTTCTTTTTTTTCTTCTTTTTTTATGTCTTGATAAACTTGGTTTATACTTACTTCGCCAGTTGAAAGTTTAGCTTTTATTTCTTCAGGTGCTTTTGCTTCAATTACTTTTACTTTTGCTATTGTATCGTGAGAAACATTAGCAACTTTAGCAAGTTCTTTTCGTGTTTCAATAGGTTTTTGTTCCGCAGATATCTGCTTAACAGATTCAGGTTTTCTAATTTGATTTTCCTTTGCTTTTTCTTTAAACACTTCCTCAAGTTGTAAGGCTAAAACTGAACGCTGGTAATTACTTAGATTTCTTCTTCCGAATTGGTTATTAATCATCCATTCACGAACATCGTTTTCGTTTTTAAAATGTTTGTTTTCCGTTTCGTAATCTAAATTCCAACGTGTAGCAATTTCAAAGCGGTTGTGTCCGTCAATAATATACCCGTTCCAAGTTATAATTTTTTCACGGATTCCTTCTTCTAAGCAATTAGATTCGAGTTGTTTAAATTCTTCTTTAGTTAATGCTGGTATTAAATTCTTAAACTCTTCTTTTATTTGTAACATGATTTTTGATTTTTAATTGTTATTTAATTTGGTTAATTCTTTTATAGCGAGTTTTCAACAAGCTTTCAATTCTACGCGCTGAAATGATTAAAGCGGTATTGTAGTCATTCGCGTGTGCATTCGTGATTTCGATGCAGTCCAACACGTCCGAGAACTTTTGCATAAGTAAAGGGTGAAAACCGTCTAAAGCGTCTATAAGCATCTGCTGCGAATAAATTACTGTTGCGTGGTCCTTGTTAAACATATTCCCCGATTCAGTCAAAGACAACCCGGTCAAAGTTGCCCAAGCCATTCCAAGCTGTCGCCATTGCATTTTATCTCTTGACCTGTCAGCTATCTTTAATTCCTCGTGTGAGTAAGGGCACACAAGAAAAAACTCGTGCATCGTATAAAAATTGCGTTGCGGTAGTTTGCTAAAAATATAGCTTAATCGTTTTCCGTATTCTGTGCTGTTCTTAACCATTGTCTGAATGCTATTTGTATGTTTACTTGTTGTTCGCCTGCCTCAATGCTTGCTTCATTCATTATTTCTTCATCAAAAGAACGTATTTGAGCCAATAAGTTTTTAGCCTTAATTTTTAACCGTCTTTTAAACATTTTTTTCTCGTCAAGATTTTCTAAAAAATCTCCCATAACTGGCAAAACACCTATTAAACCAATCATTTCAATTTGTTCTTTTGTCATATTTCGTAAATGTCAATTATTACTCCCTCCCATAAGTCCGCTTTCTTTCGTGCGTCTTCTTTGCTTACTGCGGTCACTATCTTGTACATCTCAACCCAACACTTATGGGAGTATCCTTTGTATATTACTTTAAATCTTTTCATCGTTCGTGTTTTTGAATTTATATTTCTGTAAATCTTTTGTACATTTTCCATCTAACACAATCTCCTATTGAATCACCAAATTCATCATATTCCATTTCATCAGCACCGCAAAGACGAGTATAAACATAACCAATTTTAGTTTCACAAAAGCTGTCAAATGAACGAATATACCAAGAATTTCCATTGTTAGATACAAGTATTTGTTCATTCCATTTTGGAAAATCTTTTATTGTAAATCGTTTACCTTCAAAACTTCCTTCAATTAATTCTGAAAATGGTATTTTAATGATTTGTTCAATAGTTATTTTATCAGAAAATAAACCTTTTATTATAACATCATTTTCATCAATGTTAATAATTGGAAATGACGTATTATAAAATCCTTTAATATTTACTTCCATTCCTATTTTAATGTCTTCTTTTTTCATTTTTTTAATTTTTAAATTCTTCGTTATAATAAGTTTCAGCTATTTTTTTATAGTCTATAATGTCTTTAAGAGTTAATTTATTTCCCATTACTTCTTGACTTGTTCTAATTACGTCTATAAATACTTTAATTATTTGTTTCTTTTCTATTTCTTTTGCTTTTTCAAATAGTAGAATTGTATCTTTATTTGCTAGTTTTAATTCTCTACTTAACACATAGTCAGTTTCAAATAACCATTCTACTGCTGTTTTTTCTTTCATCCGTTTGCTTTTTTAATTTCACTAATTCTATTTACTAAATCTGCGTTGTAGTTTGTCCACCACTTTTTACGGTCTGCGTGGGTTATGGCTAACTGTCTTTTAATCGTTTCCTCAAACGTCTTGAGGTCTACTTTAATACTCAAAGTCTTTACTTTCATAAGGGTCTATTAATGTTACTTTAATTCCTTCGCCTTCGCATTCGTGGCATTC